ACTACATACAAAGCGGACAGATACTAAAAAAAGAAGAGAAGGTGTGGAGTGGAGGAATCAAGAATGACAACAGAAGCGATTTCGCCGGGTGGCTCCAGTCAGCCTATTTAGTAGCAGATCAAGTGATAGCCGAGGGTTGCGCCATTTATATCTGGCACCCATCAGGAGCTGAGGGGAGGCACTTCTGGGCTGGGTGGCTTTGGGATATATGGCATTTCCAAGTCGATCTGGTATGGAATAAAACCAGCTTGATTATTTCAAGATGGGACTACAAGCCACAACATGAGCCATGCATGTATGGCTGGAAGGGGAAAAATCGGACCTGGACGGGTCCAAACAACGTGGCGACCGTTTGGGACATCCCGCGCCAGCAGGGGAGGTCTGGTGAGGAACGCCACCACCCAACACAAAAACCCGTTTCTTTGTGTGACTTGGCGATGGCGAACCATTCCCCAGCAATCACGCTCGACCTCTTCGGCGGCTCCGGCTCAACCCTGATTGCTTGCGAGAAAACAGGACGCAGAGCCTTTGTAATGGAGATCGACCCGCGATATACTGACGTTATCGTTGCCCGTTGGGAGCAAGCGACAGGCAAGAAGGCGGTGCTGAGTGCCGGATAGAGAACAGGACGAGCCTGAGAACACGTCAGGAAACAAGCTACCTCCCGGCATGGCAGAGAAGATGTGGAAGCCGGGGCAGTCTGGTAACCCCGGAGGCCGGCCAAAGCGCAAGCCTTTGACTGACGCCTATTCTGCATTGCTCGGACAGACAATACCTCTAGACGTAGCGCGGCAACTCCGCATAAGTGAAGCATCGACATACGCCGAAGTGGTGGCTATGGCGTTACTTAAAGAGGCAGTGAAGGGCAAGGTCAATGCAGCGGCTGAGCTTGCGGATAGGGTAGAGGGGCGCGTGATGGAGCGGGTGCAGGTCGATCATCGTGGCGATCCTCTCGCAGACCTACTCTCTGAGTTCAAGCGCGAATACGATGAAATCCCGAAGGCGGATGCGCCAGATGCCAATTCTTAATTATGGCCCGCGCCTGAAACGCTTTGCCTATGGACCCATAGAGCTAGACCGTCGCATCAATATTCTCGAAGGCTCCGTGCGTAGTGGGAAAACATGGGCCTTGCATCCCAAGATACTCCAAGCGTGCCGGTATCCTATCGCTGGCTGGCGTGTGCTTACCGGCGTATCAAAGCAGACCATCTTCAATAACGTCCTGAATGACCTGTTTAATATCGTTGGCCCATCGAACTACACCTATAACCACCAGTCCGGGCTGCTCACTCTATGCGGGTCTAGCTGGCTGGTGATGGGTGCAAAGGACGAGGGCAGCGAGAAGTATGTGCGTGGGCTGACAGTGGGAATAGCGGTGGGAGATGAAATCTCGCTCATGCCGCAAGAGTTCTTTCAGATGCTGCTCACCCGTATGTCGCCCGAAGGGGCAAGGATGTACGGCACAACCAACCCATCGACTCCTCACCATTGGCTCAAGACTGAATTTCTCGATAATCCAAACCTGCGTTCTATAGGCTTGCTCTGGTCCGGGCACTACACGATGGACGATAACCCAAACCTGAGCGCGGAGTTCATCGAATCCCAAAAGAATATGTACACTGGGGTGTTCTATCAGCGTTACATCCTCGGCCAATGGGTGACGGCAGAATCCTCGATCTATCGTGACGTGCTCGGCCCACAATGCAAATACGATGATTCCAGCCGGCCAATCGCTCTGCTCACCAGCCCGGCAGAGCGGTATGTGTTTGTGGACTATGGGACCATCAACCCGTGTGTGTTCTTGGACGTGTACGGAGATGGCAAGACTCTCTGGCAGGAACGGGAGTACTACTGGGACAGCGAGAAGGAAAGACGCCAAAAGACGGATGCGGAATACGGCGACGACTTCGATAAGTTTGTAGGGCCAGAGAAGCGCGGCCTGGTGGTGATTGTTGACCCCTCAGCGGCCTCCTTCAAGCTCGAACTGGTCCGTCGAGGGTATCAGGTCAAGAACGGCGAGAACGAAGTCCTAGAGGGCATCAGGCGTGTTTCCTCAGTGCTCAAGCTGGGGATGTACAAGATTCACGAGCGCAACTGCCCGATGACCATTAAAGAGCATGAGGGCTATGCGTGGAACGATAAGAAGGCCGAGAAGGGCGAAGAGGAGCCAATCAAGGACCATGACCACACCTGTGACGCGGTACGCGTAGGGGTAAACAAGGTCATTCCGAAGTGGCGGCTTGGGTGATGCGCGTATCTTTATGCGTATCCCAATACTAATGCTGGTGTAAGATAATTCCATGAGCGACAAGTTGCAGGCGGCGAAGGCGCGGGCGGCGGCAAGGCTGAGGCTCCCGGCCCCGGCACAGGAATCAGGTGCGAAGGATATGTACGCGAACCCCGCTGCAAACGTGGGATGGGGCAGTACCAGCCTAACCAACGGCGGTCGGCACGTTCCCTTCCGTATCTCGCTCGACTACCAAAAGCTCGTTTTCATGTATCGCGGCTCATGGGTAATACGCGCAGTCGTGGACATGAAACCTCAAGATCAGTTGAAAGCGTTCCCGTCAATCGTCAGCCAGGTAACGCCTGAGCAGATTTCAGACTTCGATAAAGTGGTAGCCGAAACCGCAACTCTACAGAAATACATAGAAGGGAGAAAGTGGGGCCGTCTCTTCGGCGGGGCGCTCGGAATCATCATCCTCAAGGGCCACAATGATTTGTCGCAACCGCTCAAGCTGGAAGATGTGGATGTGGATAGCTATAAAGGCATGATTATAGTTGACCGCTGGTCTGGTATGTCGCCCAGTTCGGAACTTATCTCAGACCTCAACAACCCATCTGAATACGGATACCCGGTGTACTACGATGTTTACACCGAGACGGGAGATCGGCTGCGCGTCCATCATTCCCGCTGCTTGCGTTATGTGGGGCGCGATCTTCCCTTGTTTGAGAAGCAGATTGAAACTTATTGGGGCATGAGCGAAATCGAGTGCATCCTTGACGAACTAAACCGCTATGACTACGGCATGGCGGCGGTTGCTGATCTTATCTCGCGGGCAAACGTTTTTGCCATGCAGAATCCTATGCTGGCGCAGATGCTCTCCGGCGTTGGACTGACACAGCAGCAGTTGAATGATTACATGATGCGGACGGCGGCGGTATCGCAGAACATCAGCACGAATGGGCTGTTGATTCTCGGAGAGGATGAGCAGCTATTCAATCACGCGGCCTCATTCTCTGGCCTATCAGAAGTCATGCGGATGCAGATTATGTGCCTGTGTGGGGCTAGCGGATATCCTGTCTCCCGGCTCTTCGGAGAGACGCAATCGGGGCTGTCAAGTTCCAACGAAGGCGATTTGCAAGCGTACTACGATAATGCAGATCAAGAGCGCCAGCAGAGGGAACGGCCTTTGATGGATAAGCTAATCCCCATTATCTGCATGAGCACTTGGGGCATGGTGCCAGATGATCTGGATTACAACTTCGCGCCGATGCGGACGATGAACGCAAAGGAAAAGGCAGAGCTTGCCAAGAGCCAGTCTGATGCGATTCGCGGATACTTTACCGATGGCATCATTGGCCGGCAGACCACGTTGCGCGAAATCCAGACCGCCTCGAAGATAACCGAGATTGGAACGAACGTGACCGACGAAATGATTGAGGCGGCGGACGATGATGTTCAGGTGCCTTTGCAGATTGAGGCAGAGGAGGCCCGCGCCGGGTCTGAGGAGTTCTCTGAGGGCAAGACAGGCACAGAGGCCAGCAAGACCAAAGGCAGTAAGGACGCTGATTTTGTGGAGAGCGAGCATCCGCGTGTAGAAAGCGGATCGAACGCAGGACAATTCACTGAGGGAGGCGTTGAAGAGGAATTGCAGGCTGCTCTTTCCAAGACGCAAAAAAGAAAGAAATTTGCAATGAATTTGACTCCTGACAAAGAAAAAGAATCAACTATAAATGAGGTTAAATTTCATCCTCCTATCGTCAAAGGTGTTGAATCAGAACGATTTGTACGGTTTGGGAAAGTTCCATCGATAGGATATTCTAGAAATTTTAGAGATAAGACCTCTGAAAAAGGGGTTTCTGTTTATCGTCTTGTGAAAATGGATGGTAAATGGAAAATTGACACAACAGGCACTTCACTTTCTACGTTCCGGGAGGGTGATTTGTATGAAGTAAAAGGTGAAGTTCTCTCCGAGAGAGGATCGGACGGAGAATACCTTTTGAGAGATGCAAGGCAGGGGATTAAATTGAAAGAAAAGTCTCTCGCTAGTTTGCCGCGCTCTTCGCAGATAATAGCTGACGCGGGGGATTTAGGATACTCTCCAACTGTCTATGCCACCTTTAATGAGGCAACTGGAACGTTTGGGTTAAGCGGTAAAGATGAACTCTCCCTCAAAGAGTTACGGGATAAACTAATGTATGGCCCCGGACATGGAGAAAAAGTATTGATTCCCGCTATTGCAGAATGGCTTAAAGAGCGTGGATTAGAAACCGAGGAAGAGGCGCAACTTACGAGGGGAACAGCATGAGCAACGACACATTCATTTACCAGAGCCGCGTAGCGATGAAAGGCTGATATGCCCAACTTCCATCGGCCAATGCGTATCGAGCTTGAATACCGCCGCGCCCTTAATGCCCTCATGCAGTCTTGGCTCAAGATGGTTCCTGCTGGGTCAGACCTTGAGGCCATATTCGCCTTTCTGAACAACGGCGGTGGTGAGCGCGTCATACAAGCCTCAGAACGGCTGGCGCGGGGCATGGTGACGGCTACAGCAGTCCAGAACGCGGTATCGTGGCGTGACGCGGCCCGGAAATCTACGCAGGGAGCACGAATCTATGACCTGCTCAAACGTGAGATGGACGGACCTGTAGGGGCGCAGATGCGCGAACTGGTCAAGACTCACGCTGCCCTTATCAGAACCGTTCCGCAGGACGTTGCCCAGGACATAGCTTCGCAGATTGCTACACGCCAGATGCGCGGAGAGCGAGCGGAGACTATCGCAAGGGACATACGGCGGCGTATCCCTGAGATTACGAAGAGCCGGGTAGCAATGCTGGCCCGGACTGAGGTATCCAGCACGGCTACATCTATCAGCGAGGCGCGGGCCGCACACCTGTCACTTCCCTGCTATGAGTGGCTGTCGAGCGAGGATAGGCGCGTCCGGCCCTCACACCGGCTCATGGACCATGTGATTGTGTTCTGGTCAGACCCACCCGCGCCAGAGGCATTGGCCGGAATCAGGTCGAAACTCGGCCACTACCAGGCCGGGAAGGTTCCCAACTGCCGCTGTGATGCTAACGTGATTGTGGATTTGGGCCAGATTACATTTCCCGCAAAGGTGTACCACGATGGCAAGATTGAGCGTATGGGCCGAGCAAAGTTCTTAAATCTGTACCAATGAAAGGAGACGCGAAGAGCCAGAGCACACGGGGCCGTCCTTCGTGGCGGCTTTCGTGTCTTAGGCATAGGGGCGGCTTCCCTTTGGGGTAAGGGGTAAGTCTCTTACTTAGTATGACTCTCAGGTCTGGAATTCAAGGACACAGTTTCGTATTGGAAGGCTTGCGCCTCACCCCATTGCGACCAGGACGTAGCCGCCTTTGCGCAGATCAAGTACCGCGCCCGGAGCCTGGATTTCTCTGTGAACTGGATTCATCGGTGCCAATGCCCGTCCCTGTCGTACTCAAGCGGCCCGTTGATTATGGGAAAGAGTGCCGCGAACTCCCCGAAACACTTGCGCGTCTCTGTCATACCTAAACAGTTGCAACCCTATCACAATATGCGATATACTTCAATTGCGGGGTGAGATTGATGAACTTGCCCCTCGCGTCATGCCTAGACACCTGCCGCGAAACCACCCCGCAGCCTTTTAATTTCCCCCTTGACAATACAGATACAGACCGTGATACAGTATTCCCATGAGTAAAACCACGAAACAAACCCCGAAGTCTCAGTTGTTTGCCGAGATCGTTGCCCGGCAGACGCAAGTCGCAGCCATCGAAGCCAAAGAGCGTAAGATTCTGGCGCTGAAACAGAAGCAGGTCCGGCTTGAAGTGGAGCGGGCATTGCTTGTCGCAATTGATAACTATCTCTCTCTCGGACCACTCATCGGCTCTCTTGATGAATTTACTGTTACTCATTGTTTGGCCTCAGCGGGTGCGCTACTTGAGCGCATCGTGAAAGAGCAATGTCATGCGTAGAGTTGGCACCGTTGTAGTAATCCGCGTGAATGACGATATGCTGGCCGTCGCCCGCAAGATGGCCGAGGCGCAAAAGAAGCCGCTCCGTACCCTGCTCAGGGAGATTATCGAGGATGTGTTGAAAGAGGCAGAGAAGTGAGCGATTCAGATAGTCTTTTCCCTGTTTTCGCTGGCATTGTTGCAGTAGTCGGGGCCGTATTCCTTTACTGGCTACCAACAATTATTGCTTGGCGGCGCGACCATAGCAACACATTGTCTATCGGTGTGACCAATCTTTTCTTTGGTTGGACCATC